GCGTGAATAGCATTATATACATCACTCAAATTATTGATATCATATTTAACATCGGTTAATTTTTGTGCATCCATAAGCAATCTTCCCATTTCTTCTTTTGTGCCACCATAACCGAGTTTTAAATTGTCAAGCATAGTATAATTTTGTTTAGCAAATCCTTGATATGCGTGTTGAATGCTTGACATATCAGTACCAAATTTATTTGCATTGTCTGCCATATCAATTAATGCCATATCTGCTACGCTTGCAGCCTCTTGAGTATTTCCATCTAGAGATTGTAATAAACTTGCTGTAAATGAAGTTACATTTTCCATATATTCATTAGCAGATAAACCAGCAGTTTTATATGCCTGTTTTGCATTGCTCATAACAGTATTAATAGAACTATTCATTATTTCATTATTGGCTTTAACTTCTTCAACACTGATTCCGTAAGTATCAGCATACTCTTGTATTTCCTTTTCACTCAATGCATATAAAGTTTCTACGCCACCAACATTTTGCTCATATGAAGAATAAGACTTAACTCCCATTCCAACAACAGCAGTTAATGCACCGCTTACTGCAGTTGTAACAGCAGCAACCTTTTTCATTACTTCATTAGCAACATTTCCAACCGATTTTAAAGTATTTCCTAATTCTTTAAAATGAACTGCACTAGAACTACTTTTAAATAATTCTTTATTCATTGATTCAACTGCTTTTTTAGAAGACGTTATTGCAACTGACAACTCTCTATATTTTTCTTTTTGTTCATCAGTAAGGTTTTGATATTTGCCTAATTGTTGTTGGGCTGTTATTAATTGATGCAATTTATCTCTTGATGCCTGAATATTCTTTTTTAAAACATCCTGTTTTTCAGCTAATAATTGAGTATT